AAAGATAGATGGATAAAAGTCAAATAAAAAAGCTGGCCTTGCACCAGCTCGGGTCCCGTACGGCATTGCACGACTTGCCCTCTCTCCCCAATTTCTTAGGGGCGTGGGAAGTGCCTTCCCACCTCAGAACCTATATATCTATTATACATCTTTCGAGACCAATTTCAATAGAGAGTTCAATTTTACAAAATGTATATAAAGTTGAAACCAGTTAAAAATTCTGCTATAATAACTTTGTACGAAATCCGTTGCCCGAAATGTGGTAAATTATTATGCGAGGCAAATGGAATCGTACATAAAAAATGTGATCGGTGTAAAAACTGGTTCACCATAGACACAAGCAAGCCAAGCGCTTCTAAGTGATTATTATTTGGAAGCGCTTTTTCGTTAACTGCAAACGTAAAAAGGCAGGTGTTGCGTGAACACGACCACGTAAAAAGTGTAGACATGAACATGAAACGGAGAGTAGGTAATGAATAAGAAAGATTTAGAAAAACTTGGTTTGACTGCTGATGCGCTGGAAAAAGCCGGCCTAAAAGCCGATGTGCTGGACGAGATCATTGTCTTGCATGGTAAGGATATCGAGAAACACAAGACTGACTTGGAAACAGCGCAGAAAGAAGCGGAAGGGCTGAAAACACAGCTTACGGAAGCCAATAAGCAAATCGAGAGCTTCAAAAGTATGGACATCGAAGGCGTTAAAAAGAGCGCAGAAGAATGGAAGACCAAAGCAGAAGCCGCTGAAGCAGAAACAAAAAAACAGGTCTCGCAGTTGAAGTTTAACAATGCGCTTGATAAAGCCCTGGCAGATGCGAAAGTCAAAGATGTCGTCTCAGTCAAAGCTCACCTGAAAATGGATGCGCTCAAGCTGAACGATGACGAAAGCATTTTAGGCCTGAAAGAGCAACTTGATACTCTCAAAACCGAGAAAGATTTCCTGTTCGAAAGTGACACCAAACTCCCCAAGATTGTGCTTGGGGCAGATAATCGGCTCGGAAACGGTGATGGCGGAACATTCGCCGATGCCATCCGGGAAAAACTAAAAGTTCAAAGTTAGGAGTATTAAACTATGTCTATTACACTCGCTGAAGCTAAGGCGTTATCTCAGGACAAGTTGGCGAATTTCATTATCGATGAATTTCGCCAGTCTGCGCTCATGGATTCGATGGTGTTCGATAACACTATCAAGCCCCAGGGCGGCTCAACCCTGACCTATAACTATAACCGCATTACCACGCAGCCGACCGCTGCTGGACGTGCAATCAACTCAGAATTTGTACCCCAGGAAACCAAGACTACCCAGGTTGGAGTAAACCTCAAGGTCTTTGGTGGTTCTTTCCAACTCGACCGGGTAATCATCAATGATGAAACCCAGGTCGTAGATCATATTCAATTCCAACTTCAACAAAAAATTAAAGCCACTCGCGCTCTGTTCGCCGATTGGGTTATTAACGGTGACTCCGCTGTCGATGTCACCAGTTTTGACGGGATCGATAAAGCCATTACTGGATCAACTACTGAGATTATCCCAGCAGCCGCAATTGATCTATCCACCTCCGCATTGATCGACACGAACTGGAAGCTGTTCCTCGACACTCTGCGCCGAACGCGCGCCAAGCTCGATGGAGCGCCAACCTTGTATATGATGAATTCGGATATGTTCTCTATCTTCCAGTCAGTCATGGATCGGGCTGGAATCAACCTAGCAAGCAAACAGAACTATGGCGATGAAGTTGTCCAATGGGGAACATCGCTAGTGATGAGCCTGGGTGACAAACCCGGAACTGCCAACCCGATTATCCCAATTGCTGCCGGAGAAACAAGTATTTTTGCCGCCCGCATTGCCCTTGATGGTGTTCATGCTGTATCTCCAAGTGGATCCGCTTTAATCAGCATCTATTTGCCAGATATGAATAGACCTGGAGCAGTGAAGACAGGTGAGGTGGAAATGGTTGCTGCCGTAGCTATTAAAGCGACCAAGTCCGCCGGTGTGCTGCGCAAAATCAAGATTGCGTAGGAAGGTGCGTAAATGACTAAAATCTACAGTCCGAACAATCAATTTAGCGGAATATCTGCTTCTGTTACTTTCGTAAACGGAAGCGGAGAAACCAATGATCCCTACCTGATTTCGTGGTTTGAGAGCCACGGGTATGCCATCGAAGATGGAGAGAGTGAAGAGCCGAAAGCTGTTCCGCCAGATGAGATATCCTCTGATAAACCCAAGAAATAAGGATTTGAGCTATGGCCGTATACGCGGATTATGTTTTTTACAGTACATCGTTTCTCGGAACGGCCATAGCGTCTGCCGATTTTTCGCGCCTGGCATTACGTGCATCTACGCAAATAGACCGGCTGACTTTTAATCGCGCTGCTGCGGTTGTTGCTGAAGATGAAAATGATACAACTATCAATCTGATCAAAATGGCCACCTGTGCTGTTGCTGAGGAATTACAGAAAGATATTGACAGTGGAGGTGCTGATGCTGTTACTTCTGAACGAGTCGGGAATTACTCCGTGAATTATAGTGAAAAAGCTCAAATGGCCATGTCGTTGAAGGAAAAAATTTTTGATGCGGCAGCTCTATACCTTGAGAATACTGGTCTAATGTTTCGTGGGTTTTTGGATGGAGAATAGCCGGATCATCCGGAAAGTCTGGATAGATGAAAACAAATACAGCATTGACTATTTATAACCGATATATCGATGCTACTACCCGCACAGAGAAATATCAACGTACTGTTATTCCTGCTGTATTCTGGGAAAACAGAAAAGCGGCGAACGTGATCAAATCCGGACTATTGGCAGCTGATCAAGCTTCTGTGTATGTTCCATTTACAGCTGGCATTAATCATCTTGAGCCGGCTGCATGGCAAGCGCTAACCAGCAAAACCGGAAAATGGACAATCGCAATTGGAGACGCTATCGTCAAAGGCGACGTTACGGATGAAATTGAAGGTTCATTTACCATAACTAGTCTCAAAGCAAAGTATGACGATGTTCTGATCATTACATCTGTCGATGCACAGGATTATGGATCTGTTGGTATGCAGCATTGGCAGATCGGAGCAAAATGACCCCAATTATTAAAACACCCCGCGGAAAAGTTTTCATAACCAAAAATGGGGCCGCAAAACTGGAATGGAACACCAATTTTCAACCGAAATGGCAACGGTGTTATTCAAATGCACAAAAATTTGTTGATTCAGAGATCCTCCGCTTGTGCGAGCCATATATCCCGTTGCGAACGGGGATGTTGATCAAATCCGGTATATTGGGAACTGAAATCGGCAGTGGTACTGTGCAGTGGATTGCTCCTTATGCGAGAGCGCAATACTACAGTTCCCGTAAGCCAGGCAGTCAAACTGGTCCATTGCGTGGACCCTATTGGTTTGCCAGATTTAAGGAAATACATGGAAGGGCAGTGATAGCTAATGCTCGCAGAATTGCAGGGAGCGGATCATGAGCATAATCAACGCGCTCAAGACCTATATCGCCACATACAGCGGATTGAAAATCAATGCGCCGGTATGGGTGGATTATCTCGGCGCGGATCCTACGGAATATACCATCATCCCGCTGGCGGGCGGGCGCATTGTGGAAAGTTATATCGATGATTCAAGCCTGCGCGAATACCCCTTTGCGTTTCAATCAATGGAGAGCACGGCTGATGAACTAGAACGGCTGGAAACACAAGGATTTTATGAGGCATTTGCGGACTGGCTGGAAAGTCAGACGGAAAATGGAGATCTACCAGAATTAGAAGCTGGGCAAAACGCAGAAAAGATAGAAGCAACCGGCTGGGCATATTTGTACCAGCAAGGAGATTCACAAACCGGTATATATCAGATTCAATGCCGGCTTACATATACACAGGAGTAAAAAATGAAAATCAAACGAAGTGAATTCAAGACATTCCTTAATATTTCAGCAACCGGAACTGCCGATTATGCGTTGCTTGGCGATGGTGTGACGAGTGCATCGATCAATTACAACCCTCAAACAACCGAGGAAACCTATATCCATCAGGATAGTGGCGTTACCGAAGTCGAATCTTATCGGCCAACTATGCCGGTTGAAGCAACTGCCATAGCTGGCGATGAAGTTTTTGATTATGTTGATGGGATTAGGCAGAATCGCGCTGTTCTGGATGCTGCAAAGACAGACATCGTAAATGTCTGGCTCTATGAAACGCCAACCCTGAATGAATATCCTGCCGAGAAGCAAAATGTATCGATCCAGATCGATGAATTCGGTGGGGAAGGTGGCGCGAGCGCGAAGATCAATTTCACCATTAATTTCATTGGCGATCCGGTTAAGGGCACTTTTAACCCAACCACCAGAGAATTTACGCCAGGAAGTTAATTAAAAGCCCCTATTTATTTAGGGGCCCATTCTGAAAGGTTGATTATGGACTCCATAAAGATTACCGGCATTAAGCGGATCACGATTAATGATAACCCTCAACGTGTCATTGAGTTCAACCCGTCCGATATTCTTTTTGCGGAACGGTTTTATGAAATTTACCGCGAATTTGAGCAAAAACAGGTTGAGTTCCAGCAGCGTTCTAAAAAACTAGACCAGAACAAAACCGAGCTTGATGAAAACGGTTTGCCGGCCAACTTTGAACCGGGATTGAAATTCCTGAAAGAAGTATGCACTTACATGCGAGAAAAGATTGATATATTGTTTGGTACTGGAACCAGCCAAACAGTATTTGGGGATGCCCTCAGTTTCGAAATGATTGCACAATTCTTTGAGGGCATCACGCCATTTGTCTATGAAGCGCGCTCCGAAAAAGTAAAGAAATATACCGCGAAAGGCACGAGTAACGTAATGAAATGAACATTTTAGTAGATCAATTGCCAACCGCAATAGAAGTTGATGGGAGTGAATACCCTATCAATTATGATTTTCGCACCTGCTTGCGAATACTAATGGCGTTTGAAGATCAGACCCTTGCGCAAATTGAAAAGCAGGCGATTTTACTAAAAAATCTTTATGTTGAACAACCAAAGAATATCACTGAAGCTATACAAAAAGGAATAAAGTTTTTAGATGGTGGCGAGGATCGAAAAGACGAAGTGAAAAATTCCCCGCGCATCTATTCCTTTCAGAACGATGCGCAATTCATTGTAGCTGCATTCCAACAAACACATGGCATCGACCTTGAAACCGCAGAAATGCACTGGTGGAAATTCATGGCTCTCTTTATGGACCTGGGGGGCGAAACCGCTTTCTCGAATCTGGTCAGTTTACGAAAGCGAGTTAAAACCGGTAAAGCCACCAAAGAAGAGCGCGCAGCTGCTCGGGAATTAGGTGAAATATTTGACCTGACTGAGATTGATAACCGTACTTTAGAAGAGCGAGAAGCTGAAGATGAATTTATGAAACTTCTGAAACAAGGCAAAGGTGTCTAATGGCAACCGGATATGATGGAACAATTAGAATTGACAGTAGCATTGAACCAAAGGGGTTCAATAATGGAGTCCAAAAGCTATCAATGTCCATGAAAGGCGTAATGAAAGCCATCTCTTCAAGCATCTCCAAAGTAGTATTCGGTATTGCTTCGGTTGGGCTAGCAGTTGCGGCGATTGGTGCTGCCTTCATTGCTGTAATTTCGGTTGTAGGTAAATTTGCAGAAAAATTAACAAACACACTTTATAAATCCCTTAGCGCAACATCTGCATTTCGGGATAAGGTTGTTCAGTTAAAGGGTGCATTTGATTCGGTGAAAGGTGCGATGTTAGCAGCCGGCGCTTCTCTGCTGAATGTGCTTGCTCCCGTCATCATGAAAATAATTAATTGGTTGGTAAAAGCCGTCAATTGGGTTTCTATGTTCATCGCTGCTCTGGCAGGTCAAAAAACTGTTATGCAGTATGTTTCTGGCAGTGTGGATGATGCAGCAGATTCAGCCGGCTTATTAGCCAAAAATACAAAAGATGCAGAGAAAGCGGCTAAAGGTGCTTTGGCTGCTTTTGATGAAATAAACGTCCTTCAGCAAGACAAAGAAGAGACTTCTGGTGGTGGTGGAACTGGTGGAAACGTGATCATGCAAGAAGTTCCTATTGATGAAACCATCCTAGAAAAAGTAACTAAAATAAAAGAATGGTTTAAAACCGCCTGGGAGAATATAAAAGGATGGGCAAAAGATGCTTGGGATTGGATCTCAAAGATTTGGACTGTGGCCAGTACATGGTTCAACGAAAATGTAATTATACCGATTGTTTCATGGTTTAAAACTGCCTGGGAAAACATAAAAGAATGGGGAGCCGGAGCAAAGGAATGGATCGTTACTGCATGGCAAAATGTAAGTACATGGTTCAAAACTAATGTTATTGATCCATTGGTGCAGTTTTGGACCCCGGTGTTTGATTTTATTGCAATTTTGGCAAAAAATGCCTGGGCAGTCATTAAATGGGTATGGGGTATTGTAAGCACATGGTTTAAAGAAACCATAATTGATCCAATTGTTTATTCATTTACTATCGCTTGGGATGCAATATCTGGATTTGCTAAAAATGCCTGGGGAAAAATTAAGGAGATTTGGGGTATTGCCAGCACATGGTTTTCCACCAACATCGGAGAACCATTAAAAAGAATATTTGGTATTGCTTTGGATTGGGTGAAAGATAAATGGGAAACCATTTTCAACGGAATCAAGAATTTCATGAAAGGGATTATCAATGGAATTATTGATTTTATAAATAGAATGCTTTCCGGTGCAATCAGCGGAATAAATGGACTTATTGAAAAACTTAATTCCTTTGGAGCAGTTGTTCCGGGTTGGACAAATATTCCAACCATTAATGCGCCCCAGATCCCGCGCCTTGCAACCGGCGCCGTAATTCCTCCTAATGCCGAATTCGCAGCTATTCTCGGTGATCAACGCAACGGTAGAAATTTAGAGGCGCCTGAGGGATTGATAAGACAGATTATCCAAGAAGAAATAGGAAATATCCAGTCTGAAGTTGAAATCAAATTTGGTGGATCACTTGGTGCATTGATCAGAGAGTTGAAACCGTACATTGATAAAGAGAATACACGTATCGGCAATAGCCTCATCAAGAGGAGCACAATATGATCATCATCGACGGTGTAACATACGATATTCCCGTTATTAGCATAAAGCGAACAGCTGATTTCTTAGATAAATTTGCCGAGAGAACTGCTGATGGAGTTCTTCATAGGGCACTGATAGGCGTTTATTTTAACTATAAATTACAGCTTGGATCTACAACAGATACAGCTGAATATGCTGCGCTGTGGGCAAAGCTCACAGAGGTAAAGGAATTCCATATAGTTACTGTTCCAGATGAATCAGGGGATTATACCTTTACTGCCTATTTCTCTAATGTTGGAGATGAATTACGCAAGATAAAAAATTCAAAGAATTATTGGAAGGGGTTGACCGTTAATTTCATTGCTAGGAGTCCAGCGGCATGAGCACAACCTATCCAATCATACAGTTAACGATTGGCAATGAAACGCTGGAATTCTCTGGTGAAAAAGTCATAGAAGCCAATTTGATAGAAGAAGTAAATCTTATCAGCACAGAAATTCCAATCAATGCTGTTGAATTCAAAATAATTAATAACGATAGTTCGTTTTCCATGTTTGACGGTGAAACTTTTCAGTTACTCTCAGAGCGTCTACCGGTTTTTGTATATGAGAATGTTGATGGCAGCAATCAGTTTCTGGGTAAATTTTATCTTGAAGAGTGGGAAAACATCAGCGAATATGAATTTAAGTTCCGCGCGATAGATATTATTGGTGTTATGGATGCCACGGATTATGACGGTGGATTCTGGAGTTCAGCGACAACACTGCAGGATGTTTTATCAGATATTCTGAATCCTATTGATGTTTTGTTTACGATTGACGAATCGATAGCAGACGTAGAGATCAGTGGATGGATACCACCAGGTAATTACAGACAAGCATTACAACAGGTATGTTTTTCGGCAAGAGCGACAGCGTCAACATTTGGAAGTGATAGATTATTGATCAAACCAATTAATTTACCATCTGGCAAATATGACTGGAAAATTAGAGATTCAGAAAAGTATCTGAACCAATCAATAAAACTGCAGCCTCTCATAACCAGTATTGAGATCGTCTCCCATAACTATACACAAGGAACAGAATTAGAAACGATCTTTGAAAAATATCTTGACGCTGGCTCTCATAAAATCATTTTTGAAAAGCCTTATTATGACATTGTTGTGAACGGACCTGGATACATTCCAACCCTACTTATAACAGAAGGTGGAGATTACATTGTCACAGAGAGTGGGGATTATATTGAGGTAGGTGGGGAATACGTTTTCGGACCAAACTGTCTGTATCTTGAAATGACAGAAGGAGGGACGGTAACCATAACAGGCTATCCCTGGCTTGATAGTAAACGGTCTTTTATATTTAGAGAAACTGGCATACAAAAATATGCTAACAAAAACTCTCTAAAGGTTGAGGATGCAACGATGATCAGTACAGATAATGCGCAAATTGTATTAGAGCAAATGCGAGACTACTACAGACAACGCTATATAAAAAATATTACTTTGTTACCATCCGATGTAGAGATTGGGGATACTGTACTCACTGGAACCATTTATCAGAAAAATATTTTGGGAACCGCTCAAAAAATGGATATTGATTTATCCGGCGGCTATGTAGCAAAAACAGACCTCCTCGGGATCGAACCCATTTATGTAGAGCCAGTTGAAACTCCTGCTAGACGTGCTAGAACTGGGATATCTATCTGTGGGTCAGAATTACTTAGACAGAATAGTTTTAGAGAATATGACCACAACTTATGACAAGGAGCATGAATTATGACTGGTGAACCTATAAATATTTCAAGTCTTCCACAAATGACATCTATTCCAGAAACGAATGATCAGCTCATTATAAACGATATTAGTGAACCCCTGAATGTCGATAAAACTAAAAGAATCAGTTATTACTATTTGATGAATTTGGCTGCACAAACTGCTAGACAAGCACTGGCTTATAGCCAAGCGGCTGGAGATATTTTTTACGCAATTTCTCCTACTGCTTTAGGAAGATTGGGAAAAGGCAGTATTGGACAAGCTATTCTTCAAGGGGCTAATGCACCCTATTGGGGAAACATAAAAGGAATTCTTGCATTTGGTCAGGCAAACAGCACATCAGAAAAACTATTTTCCTCAGATACGTGGGAAGACATCCCAGGAGCGTCAGTGACATTATCATTGCCATCCACGTGCACCATTCTTATGTTGGCAACTGTGACGGGTTATCCCGTAACAACTAGTGCAGGTTATGCATTTGCCATTCGTGGATATATTGATGGGAGTGCTGACCCTAGTAGTATCCCATTTAATGGATCTGATAATCCAGCTCGCAATGAGGCACTACCATATATATGGGCAAAGACAAGCGTGCCAGCTGGAAACAAAGTGGTGAAAATTCAATGTCATCAATCAGGTATTAATAGATATGTTACTAATGCAAGATTGATCGCTTTGGCATTTGGGGAATAATTATGGCAAAACTCTATTCTAAAAATACATGGACAGATGAAGTCCTTGCAAATGCCGCTAAGTATCTAGTAAAAGACGATAATGGCGACACAGTATACAACCAGGCATTGATTGAATTAGCAACTGAGGTAATAACAGCCGGTTCACCAGTAAACGCTTTGCGCATGAACAATATCGAGAATGGAATTGATGCATTAGATGACGAAATTGTTACACTGAATAATGGAATTGTTACACTGAATA